ATACCTCCTTTCCTTTGGTTATGGGCAACCTCAGAAGGCGATTGGCTTCGCCTCGGAAAGGATTTCTTCCTTCGGTTGCCATTACTCTTCCTCAGTTGCTGTCTTTTTCCTCCTTTTCCTACCCTTCTTAACGCCACTCCTCTCAGCCGCTATGTCCTGTACCTCCTCCAGAAACCTCCTCACGGCAGGCATAAGCTCGGGGAAGTAGCGCACGAGGATCTGGAGCAGCATCACCACCTGCCTGAAGATCAGGACAGGATTGGGCCCCTGAGCCTGCTCCTGGGAGGAGGGAGGGGCAGAGGCAGGCGGAGGGGGAGAACCTGCCCCTGCCAGATCAAAGATATTAGGAGGGGCCTGAGGACCTTCAGCGGGAGGAGGAGTAGGCGGAAGGTTCCTCTGATCAGCCATCACAGACCTCCTTTAGGTCACGTTCTTGATGATTCCGGACCGCCATGGAGCAGTCACGATCAGGTTGCACATTACAAGGAGTTGGCGCACATAAGCATCCTGATTGGTAGGCTCCTTGGGCGGCGTCCAGACGAAGTTCCGGTTAGTGTTGATCACGAACTGGATGTACTTGGTGTTGAGCACGAAGATGGTACCGCTTGGACAATAGTTGTCAGGAACGATCACCGCCCGGTTGAAGGTGATGCCCTCAAAGCCTACCTGCGCCAGATCACTGTCCTTGGGCAGGAACCTCTGCTGAGGCTGTACCCTCGCCCAGAGCTTGTTGTACAGCGCAGGAGGCATCACGATCAAATCAGGATGCTCGTCGCCGTCCATGCAGGTGCCGTACATGTCCTGAATCATGTCCAGGGTGAGACTGCCGCCCGTGCTGTCCACATTGCCCTTCCACCAGGTGTTGGTGCTCCGGCTGATGCCACCATAGGTGGAGTAAGTGGTACCATCATCGAGGCCATTGAGCAGTCCGTCCACGGCCTTACCACCGTCACCAGTACCATCGGAGTAAATACCCTCGCAGAGCTTCTTACGCATCGTGAGACTGGCCACTTCCATCTTAGGCCTCAGGATACCGATGATCTCCTGATCGCTCTCGGCCTTAGCGATGTCGTCACCAGGAATGGTCACATTCACGTAGGCAGACTTCCAGTCCCACTCAGCGTAAGTGTGGGTCTGCTTGTAGCTGGTGTCGAAGGTGTCAAGACCGCTGTAGTAGCCGCTGGGCAACTCATCGTAGACCACGGGCTGAGCAATCTTACGACCTCCCCTCAGCTTGACGTTATTCTTGGTCATCAGACGGACAAGCAGAGGGGTGGCCTTGAAGAACTGGTTAACGATGCCGGGCAGAAACGCTTTCCGCACAGCAACATCAAGGTCATCATATGTCAAAGCCATCCCTTAACACCTCCTTTAGCCTGTTTTTTGTTTCTCCTGTCTCAGTATCTCCAAAGCCCTCGCCTCTGCCTCTTCCATAGAAGCCGGAACCTCTTCACCTTCAGGAAGCTTGAATACCGAAGGAGGAGGCCCCTCGGCAGTAGGCGATGGGCTCTGAGCCAATAGCTTCTGCCTCTCGGCTTCGAGTTGCTCCTGCAGCTTGGACTGGACTTCCTTCTCCTTTAGCTCATTGAGATAAGCAAACTGGTGCAGCCGCTGCCAGTCTTCAAAGGTCAAATCAGGTTTGCCGTACTCCTGAGCCATCTTGAGCAACCTCTCTTCATCAAAGGGAATGTCCGGATATTGCTGCCGGTGCCACTCTCGAAGCCGATCAAGGTCGTATTTATATCTAAATGCCTGTTCCATCCGGTGAAGACGCTCATCGTACTGCTTGGCGAGGTCTTCCCACCTGCGGGTTATCTCTTCGAGCTTCTTCAACATGACATTCTCTCCTTCTTCCTCCTCCTCTTCCTCCGTATTGAGGAGAGAGGAGAAATCAAGCTTACTCCCCTGCGGTTGCTGCCCCTGGAGTCCCCAAGCGGGCAGTCCATCGGGAGTGAAGTAGCCGAACTGGACCATCTGGTCGTACCACCTCTGCCACTCCTCGGCCTGCCTGGCCTTGGCTTCAAGGTCTTTCAACTGCTCTTCAAACTTCTTCCTCTCCTCAGCCAAGGCCTGCGTCTTGCGGGTGTAATCCGCCTGACGCATATAGCCTTGGAGTAGCTCGTCCAAGGTGACCTCTAACTCTTCGTCACCAACCTTGACTTTGTATTTCTCTGCCATTTTCACACCTCCTGCTTGTTCTCTCCGTTCTTCGGGGATGGCCTGTGCCTTGTCCCCGAACCGGCTCGAATGCAGGAACCGGACAGAACGGGCATTTTGTTTTCAAAGATCACGAGGGGGAACACCTTCGCTCCCCCTCACCCTGGTCATATGATGCGGGTTACGGCTTTACGCCTGCGCACCCTGCGGACCTTTTTGCGGCCCTTTTTAGCTTTCCTCGCTTTCGCCATCACACACCTCCTTTTGCGTTCTGGGGGCTACCCATTAGCCCCTGCCCTTGGGATTGCGCCCAAGCTTCCTCCGAGCAGCGATAGCCTTCTTGATGTTGCGCTTCGCAGCGGCTATCTGCTTCCTGGTGGCCATCCTTTTTCACCTCCTTACTTTGGATTTCTGACGCCTCTTGGCGAGGCGTGCCTCAAGCCGCTTTTGGGTATTGGCTCTTGCCCGCTTTTGCTTCATCTGCCTCAAGGCCCTGCGGTTTACCTTCCGCTTAGCCATCGCCTGCTCCAGCTGGTAGACCTCTTGCCCAAATACCTCAGCTCTGGCGGCCGCCACTGGGGAATAGGAGGAAGCTTGCGGGTGCGGGATCTCTGCCTCTGGGTTTGATCCCACTTCCTCAGGAGCCTCGCCACTCCATAAGCCCCAAGGCCACCAAGGAGACCACCCAAGAAAGCACCCCAACCATTAGACATCTTTATCACCTCATTCTCAGACGTCTCATCGCCTGGAGGTACTGCCTCCTGAGGCGCCTGACTTTTTTGCTCCTTGAGCGGCGCATGTGCTCAGGCCTGAGCCATCCCCGCTTCCGGGCCTGCGCCTTGAGCCATCCTGCAAGGCGACGGGGATCGGAGATCTTATCGGTATGCCGAGCAAGGGCAATGGCTGTGGCATAGAACCCCTTTCGCCCTGCAGCACGGATGGCGGCAGGAAGCAGGACTCTCCTGGCCAACCTGCGCCTCCTTGCTCTTTCCGCTGCACTCAAAACCATAGCAACAAAAAGGGGAAAGCTACCCTCTGCAGGCAACTTTCCCCTTCACGGCGTTATGTCTTATTTGTGCCTTACTAAGAGATTAAAGCATCTTCAGCACAATGTCAAGTGTCAAGCCTCTGGTCTGTCTCCATAGGGCAACTTGAAGAGGAGATGCAGCTCTACTTTTTCAAGCCTATTGGGCCTCTCGTAGATTTTCTCAAGCTTAAGCCACCCTCCATAACGGGAGGTAATGGCACGCACCTCCTCTATCATTTTCTCAATGTCTCTGGGAGTCAGTAACTTAGGATTCATTTTACTCTTTTAGCAGCCTTTCTTTTCTTGCCAATGGGAATTCCTATGGGACCTCTGCCTCTGCCGATGCCAAGCCCCCTGCCTAAGCCTTTGGATCTGATCTTACTACCCGGGCATCTCTTCTTCATGGCTTCAACACCTCCCCTGACATTCCTTTTGCCCTCATCTCAGCTTCCATTCGCCTTGAGGGCTCTGGGACTTTTACCACCTTAGTGGGCTTGCCCTGTTGCTGCTGCGTCATCTGGGTTTTCCTCTCCAAAATCTCCTTCCTGTGGGGCCATTCGGCTATCTCCAGTAGTGCCTCCTCGTCTATTACACCCATGCGGTAGAAGGTAATGGCCATCATGACCTTCTGGATCTTGTTCATGGCGAGAGAGGAGCCTTCGACTACCTTGAACTGGAGATCTCGGAAAGCGGAATGGAGCTTCTGACGGTAGTCACCTTCATAGTACTTGAGGATAGGGTCCATGATCTGCCTTCTTACCCATTCGTATTGCCTGATATTCCCATCTGGTCCGAGGATCTTAATAACCCTATCTGTGGTGTAGAACTGAAAGATCCTCGATATCAGCTTCTGGCCTATGCGGGAGAGGAATTGCTCAAAGGAACGGGCACGGAGGCGGATGATGGCCTGAGCGGCGATCTGAAGCGACTCAATGGCCACTCCTGAGGTCAGTGCTCCTCTTTCTCCATGCATTACATCCGTCATTCCACTTAACACTTGCATTTGAGTCTCAAGGTACTTGACTGCATTCTGGATGTAGGCAGGAAGCGGAGGAGGAGGCTCCCGGCGCAGAGTTTTACCCGGGCGTACCCTCACAATGGCACCGGGCTTATTGGTCAGACGAGTCCATGCAGTAGGGCTTAGAGCATCTTCCTCACCAATCCAGACGGCATTGCAGGTGAGTATGGCATGCTCCACTATGATTGCCATCAGCTTGTTGTACATCTCTTGGAGGCTATGGAGATACTCAACTTCGGAAATTCCCCAAGCACTATTGGGATTGAAGCTCCAGTCAAACATGTCAATTGGAAAGCGCTCGTCTATGTAGGGGTTGGGCTCGTCCTTGAGAATGAGGTGACCGACACGGACAATGTGCCTGCCCCCCGGATACTTGCGCACTGATTGGCCATTCTCAAGTTCTACCCGTGTTCTGTCCTTGATCCAGAACTCCTGCACAAGGCAGCGGGGGAGAATGGCTTTCTGTTCCTTCTCTGTGCCAAAGAGGAGTTTGCGGAGGAAGTGCTTGAAGCCTTTCTCTTCCTCCTCTGCTCCATAGGTGGGCTTTATCTTGGAAGCCAAATGGGGATACTGTTCATCAAGGACGCTCTTGGGAACAACGTACTCGTGGATGATATACTCGGCTTCATCCAGCTGGTTAGCCCGAAGGCAGAAGGGATCAACAAGGTAAACCCGGGGATCACCAACTACAATGTCAATGTCACCTCTGCCGTCATCTAACTGGGGGTTCCAGACACAGCGGGCAAAAGCAGCGCCAAAGATAGCAGCGAGGATGAGGAGTTCCTGCTGCTTCTGTTGCCAGTTGCGCTCCTCCCAAAGGGCAGCAATGATGTCCTCAAGCACTTCGGCAACAGGCTGCAGGTGGTCATTACGGGCTACTATGCGGATCACAGGGCGGCTGTCGGTGAGGTAGGCGACTTCCCTCTGGATCAGTTCTGCCAAATGGTTGATGACCGCTGAAACCCGCCAGTCCGGGCGCTTGGAGGGCCAGAACTGACCACGGTAGTGGTTAAGCCAGCGGTCGTAATTCTTGGCAACTTCCTCTTTGGCGAACTTGGCTTCCTGGTAAATCTTATCCAAATACTGGTTGAGATCCAATTAAGACACCTCCTCTTTGGCTTTCTTTTCCCTCTGCCACTCCAGAAGATCCCGCTCCTCCTCGCTTGGGGCTATGATTTGCTCTTCAGGCGGCGGAGGAGAGGAGAGGTGGGGCAGGGGAAACGAAAAACCCTCAAAATGATCCAGCTTGCGCAAGATAACAAATAGCAAAAAGATCTGGCCCAAGAGCAAAATGGCAATGATGGTGAGAAAGGGAAATAGAATGGTCAATACACTATCCATTTGAGGCCTCCTTTTGGATAGTGGACTGAGCATCTTTGGCAGCACATTCATTGGAACAGTAAATCTGACCTATCCGCTTAGGGGTGAACTTTTGGCCGCAGTACTTACACACCGCTTCTCTTTGCCATACCCCTCCAGACTGCCAAGCCGGGTCAAGGATAAAGGCAGTCCATTGTCCCTGTTCCCTTGCGATCTTCAGGATGCCGGCAAGGAGGAAATGAGCCGGGATCTTGTACTGCAAATCGCAGAGCTCAAAGAAGTAATCGGCATCTATGGGCTGGAACATGCTTTGGACAATATTGCGAGCTTGGGCTTCAAGGTCGTCTCGTCTGATGTAATCCTTTTCTAAAGCATCTTGCCCCGTGGAGTCTTGGGAAGCGGCAAGGTGAGAACGGTACACCTGAAAGATCTCCTCTATCACTGAGGCCATGCTGGTGCCCCTCTTCTCTGCCACCTCCTTCACCAAATCCCTGTCCTCAGGCCTGACGTTGAGAATTGCTCCTTTCACTGCCATCTTTACCCTCCTTTCACAAGGCTAACCAGTGCTCTTCCTGTTCCTTTTCCTCCCACCAGCTATCATAATCCGGTGGAGGGGAAAGGTCAAGGATATCCCGCTTCTGGTCTATTATCCTCTCGCCTCCTGTATCCTGCTTGTCCCAGAAGATGGTGCCGTCTTGGTAGGCGGTGTAGAGGGCAATTGCACAGCTCATTACCAAATCATCAAAGCAACCCGGTGCTGCCTCTGCCAGATCTCCCGAGTGCACAAAGGTCATCAACTGCCCCACAAGCCGGGAGGAATTGAACTTCCAGACCCCGTGGTCGATCACGTGTTCCATGTAGCTCAGGAGATAGCGCTTGAAAGTGGGGGTCGTGAGCCATCCAAGCTTATCCGTCCTCCGGTTGGTGAAGCGGTCAATGTACTGGTGGAAGTAGAAGTTGTAATAGAACCGCTTGGCCTCGTTCTGAGTGGCAAGCCCGGGGCCGTTGATCTCAATGGCAACCACAGCTTCGTTGTACCACTTGGCAATGGCGACTATGGTGCGGGCGAATGAGATGGGATCTACAGTGTTATCCATCCACTCGGCCACCTGCTCCATGGTGGTTTCGTCAAAAACCTCTATTGCAGAATAGTCCTGTCCTTTACCCTCTGCTACATCCACCCCCAAGCGATACCTGTGCCCTTTCTGAGGCTCGTGCCAGACCCAGAGCCGGCCCCGATCGTGCTCCCTGAGGCGGTAGACGAGATCATAGGGCCCCCGAAGGGCTGCATCCACCTCCAGCTGCTTCACAGGATCACGGCAATTGACAAGTGCTTCCTTGAGGCGGGCTTTGTCGAAGTAGCAGTTGCCGGCGACGATGAAAGCCTCCTCGTCTGTGGCGGGGAATTCCTGGGCGAAGCTCTCCTCATCTCCCCGGTAGACCTGCTCGATCATGTACCGGCGCCAGTAAATTTGCTCGTCATCGAGGTGGAATTGCCTGACCAGGCGCCGCTCTTCCTCCGTCAGAATCAGTTTCCCTCGCCTCAGCTCCTCCTCTGGTGGCTTCTTGCGGTATTCCGGGTGGATGAACCAGGGGAAGAATACGGGGACGAAGACGCTTTGGCCCGCTTTTGCCTTCTGCCACTCCTCGTGGAACTCGGTACCGGCTCCTTTTGCGGTGGTCTCCACTATGACCATCGTGTCGGAAGTGGGAGGAATGGCGGGCAAAAGTGTGGTGAACACAAGACCGAGGTAGGGGAATGAGGAGGCTTCGGATACGTGAACGTTATGGAGTGTCATGCCCTGGCCTGTGAACTGGTCAAGGGCTGTGGCGATGTAAATGCCAGACTTGAGGCCATGGCCATCCCGGGTGTCAAAGATTAGCTCCTTCTTATTGCTGTACTTGCGAGTAGGCTTGAGCACATCGGGCAGGTGGTCGTAAAAGGTCTTGCACATTTCAAAGATATACTCGGCCCGGTCCTTCTTATCGGCGAGGATCAGGCTATTGGTGTTTCGCTGGGTGGCTGTGGCGTGGAAAATGCGGGCGGTGGTAAAGGTGGAGCATCCCTCCTGCCTCGCTTTCAAAAGCAGAATCCAGACCGGCTGTCCCCTGCCCCTGATTGCCTCAATGGTCTGGTGCAGGGCCTTCTGGGCCGGATACCAGTTGCGGGGATGGAAAGAGATAAGCCGCCTCTCGGTCTTGTGGCGGACTTTGAGGAACTGGGCATAGACCTCAAAGCGCCTGAAATCGGGGATCCTCATGGTGCCTCCGCTTCACGCTCTGTAAGAGCCCCGGCAGGAGCCCATCCCTCCCGGCGCGGGACTGCCACCAGCCTTGCCTGGTGACCTGCCGGGGCCACCTCCTAAGCCGCCTCCCGGGCACAGTAGCGCTGATAGAGCCTCTTAGCCTTGGCCCTCACCCCTGCATAACCATACTGAGCCGCCCTGGTGATAGCCGCCTTCAGCATCCGGCAGGAGACAGCACCTGAAGCGGTCTTGTAAGGGAACTTGCGCTTGGAGGGGAGGAGGAAAGCAGATCGGGGGAGCTTTTTACGGCCCCGGCCTTTGGCATAATAGCGCTCGGTGGCAGTGAACTTAAAGGGGCTTATCCTCTTGCGCTTGGCACGTGCCATCAAAAACACCTCCTTCACGTCCTTCTCAGCTTTGGCTTCCTCGCCCTCCTCATGTCAGAGGGCAAAAGCATCATCGGATCACGGAAGATCACGGAAAGCAGGGGGAACCCACGCAGGAATCCCCACAACCGACCCTCTCCTGCGCCCGAAACCAACAATTCCTCCCACAACTCCCCACCTTCCCCGGGATCTCCCCACAACCCGGTCTCCCGAACGCCCCCTTTTCCTCCTCGATCCCACACCTAACACCTCCCTTGGACTTTTCCTACCCCTAATTTACCCCCTCCCTCCCCTCCTGTCAAGCAAACCCCAACCTTCTGTATATACATCTGGAACGGGAGGGGGGAAAGTGAGCATTTAAGCGGGCCCGGGGCGGGGTTTGTGAATTTGGGAACTCGAACGGCGTCTGAGAGGCCCTGAGAGGCGGTGAAAGGGTGAAGGGAATGTGGGACATGGACAAGGAGGCTTCGGGCCATCCCAAGGGCATTTCTGGCGCTCTGAGGGGCATTCTGAGGCTAATCAGAGACCTTCTTTCCAGTGGTGGCGGCGGGCATCTCCACCACTTCTTCCTCCCCACTTGGCAACTCCCGCCCCTCCTCCACCACCTCAGCATCAAGCACCATCTCGCCTTTCTCCAGCCGCTCCAGCAAGCTCTCGAAGGCCACCCGGTGCTCCACCTCTCCCTCCAGCTCCACCCGGGGGCTGTAGCGCCGATCCCGGGCCTTCAGATAGAACCGCACCATGCTGGAATCCTGCGCCTCCTCAAGCAGCCTCCACATGATCCCCTCCACCACCTCTACGATCCTCTGATCCACCTCCTCCCGGGCCTCCCTGAAATGCTTCTGCCCCATCCAGCTTTGCAACTCCCGATACGCCACCAGGCACTCCCTCGCCGCCGTCAGCCGTCGCCCCCTCAGCCTCTCATAATCCCACAGGTAAACCGCCTGCCGATACCACAGCCACAGCCCCTGAACCTCCTCCTCCGTCAACAACCGCCCGGCCTGAAACTCCGAATACACCCGCGCCACCTTCAGCCGCCGCCTCTCTATGTCCTGCTCAAGCACCC